GGTTTCGCGCGACCACGAGTCCTTTTTAGACACAAAAATTTCAACTCAGAAACCCTGATTTAACAAGGCTTTTTACACATGGCATATAAACCATCAGAAATGACAGCATCTCAGATCCAAACTGAGCTAGGTATAGATGGGCGAAAACTAGGTCAATATTTGGCAAGAATTAAGCCAGTCAAGGAAAGAGGTAAGTTTCAATACTACTTACTCCAGGATGTAATTGAGCAGATCTATAAAAAACCAGGCAAGGTTATTCCAATTGATGAGATTAAGAAAAAGAAACTCCAGGCTGAGGCAGAGCTAGTTGAACTAGAGCTAGAAAAAGAAAAAGGCAGTGTGGTTCCAGTAAAAGACATTCAGAGACAATGGACTAATTTAGTGCTTTCATGCAAAACAAAGCTACTATCCATCCCAACCAAACTTGCTCCAATTATGTCAACTGAGACAGATATAAATGTGTGCAAGAATATCCTGGAAACAAGTATTAATGAGGCATTAACAGAACTAAGTAAAGGAGAGGACATTGAACCAGTTGAAGATAACAAACCAACTGCAAATGCTCAGCCTGAAGGCAATGAAGGAGTTCCAACCATCAGAGCCATTGAGTATAAGCCAGTACGCAAATAAATATAGATACTTATCTGCTGAGGCGAGCTCAGAGCCAGGCAAGTATTATGTTGAAAGAGCTTGGTATCAAAAAGAGATGATGGATGCCATCAATGATCCAACTGTTAAACAAGTTGTTTTAAAATGCTCATCCCAAGTTGGTAAAACAGAGATCTTACTAAATATCTTATTATACTTTATAGCTCATGAGCCAGCTCCAATCTTATATGTAATGCCAACTCTCCAAATGGCTCAAGCATTATCAAAAGACAGAATAGCTCCAATGATTAGAGACAATCCAATCCTTGCAAATTTATTTGGAGATCCAAAATCAAAAGATGGAGATAATTCTATTTTACATAAAAGATTTAATGGTGGTCATTTAACTATCTGTGGAGCCAACAGCTCCAGTTCCTTATCCTCAAGACCAGTTAGAATTATATTACTAGATGAGGTTTCAAGATACCCACACTCTGCTGGATCTGAAGGTGATCCAGTAAACCTGGCTATTAAAAGATCTCAAACATTCTGGAACTCAAAAATCATTATGGTTTCAACTCCAACTATTAAAGGTGCATGCAGAATTGATAATGCTTTTGAAACATCTGATAAAAGATTTTTCAAAGTACCATGTCCAGATTGTGGAGAGTACCAGGTCTTAAAATGGAAAAATGTTAGATGGGATAAAGATAAACCTGAGACAGCAGAATATTGTTGTGAGCATTGTGGAACTTTATGGAATGATCCAAAAAGATGGAGAGCAGTTCGTAAAGGTATTTATGAACCTACAGCAGAATTTAATGGAGTAGCTGGATTTCATATATCTGAGCTCTATTCCTCCTGGAGCAAGTTGTCCAATATGACAACTGCTTTCCTTGAGGCTAAGAAATTTCCTGATCAATTAAAAACATTTATCAATTTATCTTTAGGTGAAACTTGGGAGGATAAGGGAGATAGCTTAGATGAAAACGAACTATTATCTAAAAGAGAAGATTTTGATAAAGATACAGTTCCTGAGGATGTTTTAATTATTACTGCTGGAGTGGATGTCCAGGACACATCACTCCATATTAGTTATTTAGGATTTACCAAGAATGAAATAATCCATGTTATCCATCATGAAGTTTTAAATGGAGATCCATCAACCAATATGCTTTGGTTAAGTTTAGATAAACAGCTCAACCAGGTATTTACCAGAAAAGATGGTAAAAGAATTAAAGTTGCCTCAGCTTGTATTGATAGTGGAGGACACTTTACTCAATCAGTTTATGCTTATTGTAAAAATAGATTTACAAGAAGATTTTTTGCCATTAAAGGGATGAGTGGAGATAGAGCTATTTTTCCAAAAAGACCAAGCATGAATAATACAGCCAGGATTCCATTATTTATGATTGGAGTAGATTCTGCTAAGGATCTTATATTTAATAGAGTTCGGAGGGAGGGCTTGATCAAATTTTCTAATACACTTGATCAAGAATATTTTGCTGAGTTAATCTCAGAAAGGGTAGTAACTAGATTTAGACAAGGATCTCCAATAAGAGTATATGAGAGAACCAAAAGACACAATGAGGCTCTAGACTGTTTTGTTTATGCTTTTGCTAGCTTTATGGGATTAAATCCTAATTTTAAAGTAATTGAGATGAATATTAATAAGCAACAAAAAGAACAAGAAAATCAAAATGAAACTAGACCAAAGCAAAAAACAATTGTAAGGAATAATTTTATAAATTCATGGGATAAATAAAAAAAATGGCTAACATATTAACAGAACCACTATCAGATTTTCCAGAACAAATTAGAGCTGGTGACACAGTAAAAGTAAAAAGATCAGATATTGGAACAGATTATCCAAACTCAACTTACACAGCAAAATTTCAAGCAAGATGCTTTGATCATAAAGTTGATACTATAACCATTACAGCAACCAATGATGGTAATGATTATTTATTTACATTTCCAGCATCTGCAACTGTAGATTATCATGTTGGAGAATGGTCTTTTATTCTAACAGTTGAGGATGGAACTAATAGAATAACTGTTGATGAAGGAACAATTAAAATTTTACAAGATTTAGTTTCAGATAACTCAACTGATGTTAGATCTCATGCTAGAATTGTTTTAGACAAAATTGAAACATTATTACAAGGTAAGGCAGATAGTGATGTTGCAAATTATTCTATTAATAATAGATCTTTAACAAAAATGTCACCAGATGAATTATTAAAATGGAGAGATTATTATAAGGCAGAAGTGTTAAGAGAAAAAAGAATTGAAAGAGCTAAATCAGGACAAGGCTCTGGCAATAGAGTATTAGTGAGATTTTAATTATGGCTTGGTACGATAGATTTTTCAAAAAAGATAAAATTAATAAAAGAAGATACGAAGGTGCATTAATTGACAGATTAAGAAATGATTTTGTTGGTTCAACACAAAGTGCAGATTCAGAAATAAGATTTTCAATTAGAAAATTAAGAGACAGATGTAGAGATCTCCATAGAAATAATGCTTATGTAAAAAGATATGTTAATTTATTAAAAACAAATATTATTGGATCTATGGGTATCAAGCTCCAGGCTCAAGTTATTGACCAGGACAAATCTCCAGATTTTGTAGCCAATGCACAAATAGAAAGAAACTTTACTGATTGGAGTAAAAAAGGAATTTGTAGTGCAGATGGCAGATCATCATTTTTAGATATTCAAAAATTAGTTATAGAAAATTTAGCAATAGATGGTGAAGTGTTAATTCAAATGTTACCTAATGCTAAAAATGATTTTGGATTTTCATTAAATGTAATTGATATTGATTATTTAGATGAGGAAAAAAACGAGACACTAAGAAATGGAAATGAAATTAGAATGGGTGTTGAAATGGATGCAAATAGAAAACCAGTTGCATATCATGTCTTTACTAAACATCCTTATGATTATAATTTTTCAAATTCATTAAGACGAGAAACAAGAAGAATATTAGCAGATAATATTATTCATATTTATTTACAAGAAAGACCATATCAATCTAGAGGAGTTCCATTCTTAGCTCCAGTGATCACTCAATTAAAACAATTAGCTGGTTATTTAGAATCTGAATTAGTAGCATCAAGAGTATCAGCTAGTAAGATGGGATTTTTTACTTCACCTGATGGAGAAGGTTATACTGGTGATGGAGAGACATCTGGTAAGAATGATAGATTAATGAATGTTGAACCAGGAACATTTGAACAATTACCAAGTGGAGTTGATTTTAAAACATTTGATCCTAATCATCCTACACAACAATTTGAGGCTTTTGTAAAAACAATTCTAAGACAAATAGCTAGTGGATTAAATGTTCCTTACAATGAACTTGCTAACGACTTAGAAGGAGTTAGCTATTCATCATTAAGACAATCAGTATTAGAGGCTAGAGAATATTATAAGTATATGCAAAAATTTATGGCTGAACATTTATTAGAACCAGTTTATTTAAAATGGTTAGAGATGGCGATCATGAAAAATAAATTAAATTTACCAATGGCTAAATTTGATAAATTTACAAGAGTTAGATTTGTAGGCAAAGGCTTTAGTTGGATAGATCCACAAAGAGAGGCTCAAGCAAATGTTCTGTTATTAAAAAATGGATTAATCAGTGTTCAAGATGTTCAGCAAAATTATGGTAGAGATACAGAAGATCTTTATGCTCAATTACAAGCTGAAAAAAATCTTAGAACTAATTTTGAAATTAGTGCATCATACGAACCATTTGGAGCTATGAGCCAAGATAATATTCAAACACCTGAGGATGATTAATGGCAACTAACTTTCCTAAAAAGGGTGATGATAAAAAAGTTTCATTAAGAAATTCTGAATATGAAAGATTTCCATTAGAGTTTGCTCAAAATGTAAAAGAACAAACTCCAGAGATTTGGAGAGCTGGAGGCAATATTGAAGGCAATAGATCTTTTAGACTCCTGGAGGATCATATTGAAAATGGAACTATGAGTCCAACAATAGAAAAAAAGATAAGAGAAAGAGAGTCCTGGACAGCTAGACATGAAAAAGATGGATCCCAATTTATTGGAGGTAAACTATCACCAAATCTATCTAATGTTGGAGGAATAGTTGCATTAATGAAATGGTTAAGTGTTAATCCAGATTTAGGAGTTCAAGGAATGAAAGATATTATCCTGGAGCTTACTAAGAAATTAGAAGGCAAAAAAGATAGACAACTTTCAGAG